CGCTATCAAGTCAAGGTACTAGGTGTTAGGTACATCATCCTCGACCACATATCCATTCTGGTATCAGATCAAGCCAATGGCGATGAACGTAAAGCCCTTGATGAGATCATGACTAAGCTTCGTATGTTCTGTCAGGAGATGGAGATATGTATGTTTGTTGTCAGTCACCTACGCAGACCAGAAGGAAAAGGGCATGAGGATGGAGCAGTTACTAGTCTGGGTCAGCTTCGTGGCAGTGCTTCAATTGCTCAGTTGTCTGATATTGTTCTTGGACTAGAGCGTAATGCACAAGCAGAAGATAAGATGGTACGTAACACAACCAGCATCAGGGTACTGAAGAACAGGTTCAGCGGTATGACTGGACCAGCGTGTTCGTTACTGTATAATAAAGACACTGGCAGACTGACGGAGATGATGGAGTGAGATGTATTGCATGCAACAAGTTACTTAACGAGTTCGAGATGACGCGCAGGTTCACTGACTCAAAAGAGTTTGTTGACTTATGCGGTACTTGTAGTAAATTCTTAATTGAAGATGACGTTACCGTCGAAGGTAACTTAGACTACGCACATTTATCAGACATAGAGGAGTCGTATGATGTCGAAGATGGGGAACTGGATAGTTACACAGGAACAGAATATGGAGATGAAGACCAATGGTAGAGAACTTACAGAGAGAGAAGACTTGGACATTGCCTACTACGAATATAGTGTTCTTGGATATAGAAACGGATGGTCTCCAGCCATCGGTAATACACTGTGTTGTAACCAAGAGGCCAAACGAGGATCACTGTCTCCATACCTGTAGGCAGTCACTGTTCGAGGAACTAGCTAGGGGTGGTCACGTATGTGGTCACAACTACATAGGCTTTGACGGTCCTGTACTGAAAAAGCTATGGGACATTGAGATACATCCTGAGCGTGTTGTTGATACGTTGGTTATGTCTAGGCTGTTCCATCCTGATGTACAGGGAGGCCACAGTCTCGCTACGTGGGGAGAGAAACTACGTCTACCCAAGGGCGATCACGATGACTGGTCTCAGTTGTCTGAGGAGATGATAAAGTACTGTATGCGTGACGTGTCAGTAACTGAGAAGCTGTATGAGATGTTATGTCTTCAGTTACAGATGTTCGGCTTCTCCGACACAAGCGTCTACCTTGAACATGCTGTCGCACATATATGCAAGGATCAAGAAGACAATGGCTTTGCGTTCAATGCTTCTGATGCAAAGCAATTAGAACGACAGCTAGAGACTAAGATGCTGGGTATCGAGGCTGCATTGCAGAATATATTCCCACCCATCGCTGAAGAGCAGAGGTATCACAAGACATCAGGTAAGCCATTGCCTGTGAGGTACACTCACTTTAACGTAGGGTCTAGGCAACAGATAGCTGAGAGGCTAGAGAAGAAGGGTGCAGTATGGAAAGAGAAGACACCATCAGGTAAACCCAAGGTGGATGAGTCTACTCTCAAGAAGAACCTACACGTACCTGAAGCAAAGACGGTACTGGAGTATCTGCTGTTGCAGAAGAGACATTCTCAAGTACTGTCGTGGATCAAAGCAGAAAACAAAGGAAGGATATATGGAAGAGTCAAACACATCGGGGCTGTTACAGGGCGCATGGCGCACTCCAGTCCCAATCTGGCGCAAGTTCCTGCTGTTTATGCAGAGTATGGCGTCGATTGCCGCAAGCTTTTTACTGTTCCTCCTGACCGTGTTCTCGTTGGGGCTGACGCATCTGGTTTGGAACTTAGGATGCTGGCTCACTACATGGATAGCGAGGGCTACACGAAAGAAATCTTAGAAGGAGATATACACACAGCTAATCAAAAAGCGGCTGGACTAAAGACTAGGGCGCAAGCTAAGACATTCATCTACGCATTCCTGTACGGCGCTGGAAATGCAAAGATAGGATCTGTTGTAGGTGGTAGTGCACAGCTTGGTGCCAGACTAAAAGAAACATTCTTAAGAAACGTCCCTTCTCTTGCACGACTGAGGGAGGACGTAACAACGCAAGCAGACTCTGGGTTTCTTGACGGCCTAGATGGTAGACGACTACGTGTTCGTTCTGCTCATGCTGCGTTGAATACATTACTGCAAGGAGCTGGTGCTATCGTAATGAAACAGGCAGTGATACACCTGTATGAATTACTTGAGCATGTAGACTTCAAGCTAGTAGCACAAGTCCACGATGAGTGGCAAATAGAGTGTCATCCTGAAGACGCTGAGTACGTAGGTAAGTCTGCGGTAAAGGCTATCATTCAGGCTGGCGAAACCTTCAACCTTAACTGCCCACTAGATGGTGAGTATCGTATTGGTAGTAATTGGGCCGAAACGCATTAACACAATCTGCAAAAGTGTGGTATAATATTACTTGTAAAATTAATCTGGATTAATTAATAGGAGATCCTATGAGCGAAGCAAACATCAACATTAAATGCCAACTGTTCTGGCCTAACCTTACCCACAAGAATGAGTTAGCTAACAAGTACACAGTGGACTTAGCTCTGTTGTCAGACGAGGCAGTGACAGCACTCGAAGACATGGGTGTCAACGTAAACAACAAGGGTGACGACCGTGGTTACTACATCACCTGTAAGTCAAAGAACAAGTATCGCGCGTTCAAGCCTGACGGTAGCGAGTTACTAATCAAGGGACGTACACCTACTAGTGAAGACGATGATCCTGAGATGGGCGTTGTCGTTGCTAACGGGTCAGAAGCCAAGTGCCTTGTTACTTACTACGACTGGGAGTACATGAAGAAGAAGGGTCGTTCACCTTCACTGCGACGTATGGTTATCTCTAACGTCGTAGAGTATGCACCTGACTTCGATCTAGAGGAAGCCGTGTGATACTCATCGACGGTGACATGCTTGTCTATCGTGTTGGTTTTGCTTGTGACGAGGAGCCGGAGAAGATAGCAATCCAGACTATGGCTAACTATATCTCTGAGCTTATCTCTGATCTGTCTGAGCATTACGATAATCACAAGCTGTTCCTTACCGGAAGCAGTAACTTCAGAAATGAGGTTGCTGTTTCTCAACCCTATAAAGGTAGCCGTCCTGTACGTAAACCCGTACATAAGAACGCACTCCGTGAGTACATGCTAGATGCATGGAAAGCGGATCTCTCTGTCAATATGGAAGCCGACGACTGTATAGCTATCAAGTCTACTGAGTTAGAACATCAATCTATTATCTGTTCTCTCGACAAAGACTTTTTGCAGATACCCACAAAGATATATGACTACACCAAGAAGATCATGAAGGAAGTTGATGAGCGATCTGCTACAGAGTGGCTGTATCGTCAAGCCTTGATGGGCGACAGGGTAGACAACATCGCGGGAGTACACGGCATAGGCCCAAAGAAAGCAGAGAAAGCGTTACAGGACTGGACAACAGAGAGGGAGTTATATGAGCGATGTCTTAAATTATACGAGGACAATGAACTCGACGCTGATAGACTGTATGAAAGCCTTCAGCTTCTCTACCTTCTTAGATCTGCTGACGACAAGTATAGGATTCCTGATGAAGTTTGATAGCAATCTAGAGAAGAAGTTATACGCAGAGATGAAGAGTTGTACATACCATCCTACTGAGAGGATCAGCTACATCATACCTAAGATGTACGAACCTGACTTCTGTTACAACAACGAAGGATGGATGACTTACATCGAAGCAAAAGGCAGATTCAGAACTAGAGAGGAGGCACGTAAGTACGTAGAGGTACGTAAGGCACTAGGTAAATATGAAGATCTTGTGTTTATATTCCAGAATCCTAACACACCAATGCCGGGATCAAGACGACGTAAAGACGGTACTCGTTATCGTATGAGAGACTGGGCAGACAAGAACGGGTTTGATTGGTACACACCAAGCACATTACCCAAGGAGTGGTTATGACTAGACACTTAGTAATACCTGATACTCAAGTAAAACCTGACAGTAACTTCGATCACATGTACTGGGCAGGGCGCTATGCGGCGGCAACTAAACCTGACGTTATCATCCATCTGGGGGATCACTGGGACATGCCAAGTCTCAGTAGCTATGACGTAGGTAAGAAGTCGTTCGAGGGAAGGCGTTATGTCAACGACATCGAGGCAGGCAACGAAGCAATGGCTAGGTTCCTAGAGCCAATAGAGGCAGAGCGTAAGCGTCTACGTCAAGGCAAGCGACGGCTGTGGAAACCTCGTATGGTATTCCTACTAGGCAACCACGAACACAGGATAGAACGTGCTATCGAATCAGACTCTAAGTTAGAAGGTCTTATGTCGTACAAGGACTTTCACTTAGGTAGCTGGGAAGTTGTCCCGTTTCTACAGCCCATCATCATTGACGGAGTAGCGTACTGTCACTACTTCACTAGTGGCGTTATGGGTCGTCCTGTTTCTTCTGCAAAGTTAATGCTACAGAAGAAGTTTATGTCATGTATAATGGGACATGTCCAAGATAGAGACATAGCTTATGCAAGAAAAGCAGATGGAAATAGTATCACTGGTTTGTTTGCTGGCATTTTTTATACTCATTCTGAAGATTATTTAAACCCCCAAACGAATGGAAGCTGGTCAGGTATCTGGATGCTCAATGAAGTAGACAATGGATCGTTCGACGAGCTGCCTATTAGTATTAACTATCTCAGGAGAAAGTATGGATGACGTTCGACGAGTTGTTAGAACACGTTGCCGAACATTACGATGAGGTAACAATCATGGAGGCACTTGAAATCACAGCAGAAGATCTAGTAGAGAAGTTTGCTGATAGAGTGCTAGAGAAAGTCTACAAGTTTAAGGAGATGGAATGAGTATTGATAACGCAAGCCCCGACCAGTGGGATGCAATGAGGAAGTTAAATGATTTGTCTATCAGGAAACCTACAACATCTTTAGGCGCTACCCCAGACCCTGTAGAAAAGCCTGACCACTACAACAACGGAGCTATCGAAGCTATCGAAGCCATTAAAGCGTCCATGCCTGAGAACGAGTTTAGGGGCTATCTAAAGGGTAACGCACTGAAGTACCTCTGGCGATATGACTACAAAGGCAAACCAGTAGAGGACTTACGTAAGTGTAAGTGGTATATTGAAAGACTAATCAAGGAAATGAATTAATGGATGCATATCAACAGTACATACATAAGTCCCGCTACGCACGTTACCTACCAGAGGAACAGCGCCGTGAGACATGGGAAGAAACAGTAAACCGATACCTAGATTATTGGGTAGATCGTGTACAACTTAACGAGTTCGATCAGTCAGAGATCTTCCAAAGTATTCATGAGTTAGACGTAATGCCGTCTATGCGAGCATTAATGACTGCTGGTGACGCCCTTGACCGTGACAACGTGGCTGGTTTCAACTGTAGCTACCTACCTATTGACCACCCTAAAGCGTTTGACGAGATGATGTACGTACTCATGTGCGGCACAGGCGTAGGCTACTCTGTTGAGCGTCAGTACGTTAGCAAGCTACCTGAAGTAGCAGAGGAATTCCATGACACCGATACCGTTATACACGTCTCCGACTCTAAAATTGGCTGGGCTAAAGCATACAGAGAACTTATCAGCTTGCTCTATTCGGGTCAGCTTCCAAAGTGGGACGTATCTGGAGTACGACTTGCGGGGGCAACCCTTAAGACCTTTGGTGGTAGAGCGTCTGGCCCAGAACCTCTTGTTGATTTGTTTAAGTTCACCGTTGACATCTTTCGGGAAGCTGCTGGACGTAGACTGTCTTCCATCGAATGTCACGATGTCTGTTGTAAGATTGCACAGATCGTCGTCGTTGGAGGAGTCAGGAGAAGTGCTCTCATCAGTTTGTCTAACCTCACTGACGACAGACTCCGACGAGCAAAGTCAGGACAATGGTGGCAAGACAACCCACAACGAGGACTAGCAAACAACAGTGCTTGTTATACAGAGAAGCCAGACTTTGAGGCATTTTTAAATGAGTGGAAAAGTTTATACGAGTCCCGTTCAGGAGAGCGAGGTATGTTCTCTAGAGTCGCAAGTCAAAAGCAAGCTGCAAAGAACGA